GTGATCCTATCTCTTTCACAGCAGACGAAATGGATGCAGTGAAAGTACAGCTTTCTGATGTTGAAGTTAAACTTGAGAAATCAGAAGCTCTAGTTAAAGAACTACAAGATTCAATCCAAGAGTCTGATCTAAAACTAGAAGAAACTAAAGTTGAATTAGCAGATGCAGTTAAAGCTGCTGGTGCAAGCGTCATTGATCGTGTTAAAGCTATCGAAGATGCTCGACTTATTGCTGATATGCGTGACCTTGAATCTAAGTCTGTTGAAGAAATCCACAAGCTAGTAGTAACAGATCAAATGCCTGACAAAAATCTAGATGGCAAAAGTGAAGACTACGTTGCAGCCTTGTTTGAAATCTTAGCTGACTCTGCTAAAGGCCAAACACCAATGTCCAAACTAATGGGCGATCAAAGCAAGTACCAAGACACTTCTAAGCCAAAAGTTAATAAGGCAGAAGAAGCAAGAAAACGCTCTATTGAACGTAACTCCAAAAAGGAAAAATAAATGACTATCCAAAACTTTAACATCTATACTGCCAAAGGTTACGCTGGTGAGCTTGTTGACTCTGGCCCTCGTGTAGTTCAAACTGGTATTCTTACTGACGCTACTCTTGACTTTGGTGTAGCTGTTAAACGTGACACTTCTATAAAGAAAGGTGTTGCTAAAGGAGCTGATGATGGTAAAATCTTTGCTATCTCCCAACGTGAATACAACCATGAAGCTGCAACTCGTCCGTCTGATGGTTCAACTTCTTATCTACAAACTGAGTCAGTTTCACTTATCCGTCAAGGCTATTTGTATATTGAGCTTGGTGGTTCTACATCTATCACTGCTGGCGAAGTTCTACACGTAGATAGTGTTACTGGTGTATTTTCAAAAGAGTCTGTTGCTGGTAACGTTGTTGCAACTCAAAATGTCGTAGCTGACGAAGATGGCTTAGCTGGCGAAATCATTAAAGTACGTTTAGACATCGTATCTTAATCTAACAATTAAAGGCTAATAGCCAAACCATTTAGGAATTATATTATGGGAATTAAAGTTACAGCATATCCTGTTGACGAAAATAACGTTGAGTTAAAAGATCAGGAAATGGTACATGTAGAACTGTCTGATGCGATTAGTTATATTGTACAGAACGGTTTAATGTCAGATAGCGAAGGTCTATACTTCCAACGCCAGCTTGAGTATATCCAAGCAGGTTCTTATGACGTTCAATATCCAGACCTTAAAGGTCGTATGCTTCTTACTACTAATAGTGAGGGTGGCGAAGGTATTAATACTATCACTTACCGTTCATACGATAAGCGTGGCGAGACTGCAATTATTGCAGGTAAAGCTACTGACTTGCCTCGTGGTGACATTGATGGTAAAGAATACTCAATCACTGTTAAGACTTTGGGTAACGCTTATGGCTACTCTCGTCAGGAACTGGCATCAGCTAAGCTTACTGGTATGCCTCTTGATGCACGTAAAGCTGAAGCAACTCGCCGTTCATACGAAGAGAAAGTTAACCAAATCATCTTCTTTGGTGATAAAGAAAACAACTTGCATGGCTTCTATGATGGCCCTGCTGGTGCTCCTGCTCTTACAGCTTCTCGTTCAGTAATGGCTCAGAACGCTGGTTCTACTTCTCGTCACTGGAAGAACAAGACTCCTACTGAGATTATCTACGATCTTACTCAAGCTGTTACGCAAATGTACGTTGATACCAAGCAAATCTATAGCCCTAATGAGATTTGGTTGTCTGTAGAAAACCTACAACTATTGCACAACACCCCAAGATCAGAAACTACTGATACGTCTATCATTGAATGGTTTGTTCGTAATAACAAGTTTATTACTTCTACAGATCAGTTCAAAGACATTAACGAATTGGAAGGTATCTTCCCTAACCCTTCAAGCCCAACAGGTGACTTTGCAGTTGGCAATGACTTTGAAGGTATCACTGTTACTGCATCAGCCTCTGATAACTATCGTATTCGTGAGCCTTTCCCTTATGTACATTTACCTGTACAGCTTAAAGGTCTTGAGTTTGAGATCAACTGTTATGGCCGTTTCGCAGGTGTTGAAATGATTCGTCCTGCTGCTGTAACACACCACTTGATGGGTGCTGCATAGTAAGTAGTTAAAATCTCCCTTGCCTTCGGGTGAGGGAGTTTCATTAAACATTGGAGTAGCTACTTATGAAAAATCTCTTAGACATGTTTACAACGCCTAACGTAGTATCGGGTTTGTTTCTAAGCTTAGTAGCTTGGTTATGTTTAAGTATTGTAGATATTCAGACTGTTCAGGCTGTTATGGCTACTGAACAAGTTGAAGATAAAAGAGTTAACGAATTAGTCTACATAATGAAAGATTCGGTAATTCGTATAGATGAAAATGTAAAGCTTATGAGAGAAGAACAGAAAATGTTATCTGCGATACTTATAGGCCAACAAAGACAAACTGGAGAATATAATGAAAATTAAATCAAACATGAACTTTAACTTAAGCTTAACTGGTGGTGGTGCTTCTCGGATTCTTATTCCTGCACTTGCTACACTCGAAGTAGAAGATAAGGTTGCAAAAGCATTTAAGAAAGAATTAGCTGATCTTGAGAAAGATGGCGCGGTATCTGTATTAAAGGCTATCGAACTTAATGCTGCTGAAAAGAAAGCTCAGAAAGAAGCTGCAAAAGCTGCGGCTAAAGCATTACTAGCAGAAGATGACGAGCCAGTAAAAGCTAAAACAACCAAAGGGTAAACTATGGTAAGTGTAGCAGATTTCAAAATTAGATTTCCAGAATTTAGTACAGTTCCTGATAGCACTATTCAAATTTCTCTAGATGACGCTGCACTGCTAATGAAAGACAAGCCTAAGTGGTTGGACTTCTATGATGTTGCTTTAATGTATTTAGCAGCACATCTTTTGTATAGCGGTCTGCAATCAGCTAGTGGTGACGGAACACCATTGGCTCCTGTCTCTCACCAAGAAGTAGATGATGTAATTATTAAGAAAGCTTTAGCTCATTTAGAGCCAAGTGCTGATGAATTATACTCTACTTCATACGGTAAACGCTATATGTGGTATCGTAAGATTTGCCTTACAGGGCCAAGGGGTGTCTAATGGCAATGTCTATGCATGGTGCTTTTAATGCACTAATGATGACAGATATGACTCTTATTAAAAAGGGTGTGACAGGCGTATACGATGATGATAATAATTGGATAGTTGCTCCCATAACTGAGACAGATTTTAAAGGTGTTATTACTACTGGTAATAGATTCTCTCAGTTTGACAAAGGCATAGCTTTAAATGCTGAAGATGGTGGAGCAAGGTTTACTGATTTTAAATCATTGTATGTCAAAGATACTGTACCTGTTGAGTTAGGTGATCGTATCAGATACAGGTCAAAGATATATAGAACTATCCAGCAGACTGAAGAAAACACTTTTGGCTTTAACGGATTTATGATTGAGAAGGAGGACAACCCATGAGTATAAAAACTGTACAAAGGGATGATGTTAAAGTCTTACAATCTTTCATAGACCTTATTGTTGGCATACCAAAATTCTCTTATCCAGCTAGACAAAACGATGCACCAAAACCTGCTGACGAGTTTGCCCACATTAGGCTGTTAGAAGAATACCAAATAGGTTTTCCTGCTAAGAAAAACTTTGATGCTGAAGATGGACTGACTACAACAATAAAAACATTTAGTCCAGTGCGGTTGAGGTTTAGAGTTGGTGTTGTAGACACTAATGGTTTACCTTCTAGCAAGATTATGCACAACTGGACTTCCGAAGCTATGAAAGCTGCAATGATAGAATCTGGATATGGGTTTTGCAAATGTGATCCTATATCTAACGAGACAGCTAAGCTTGAAAAAGAATGGGAAATGCGGCAAGGGTTTTCTATAGAACTCTACACAACGAGAGTGTTCACAGAAGTTGTAGACCTTATTACAGGCTTTACAATATCTGGACAATACGTAGAAGGCTCTTACTTAACAAATATTGAAATAAACGAATAGGAAACAATCATGGCGATTGATATTACTGAATTTGCTAATGTATCTATCTCGGTATCACCAACAGGTGTTGCTAGTGGTAATTTTGGCATCCTCGGCTTCCTAGCACTAGATACAGATTCTTTTGTTGCAGGTCGAGATATTTTACCTGCTGAGCGTTCTCGTTCATATACAAGTTTAGCATCTGTAGCTGGTGACTTCCAAGCTGACTCTGAGGTTTATAAAGCAGCAACAGCTTTCTATGCTCAGACACCTACACCAACAGACTTTAAAGTTTTGATGTCTTACTCACAAGCACAAGGCTCAGCTATCGTTGGTGGCACACACTTGAATGCTGAAGACTTAATTGCAGCAACATGGAATGGTTCAGGTGCATTGACATTCACTACTAACGCTGGTGAAGTTGCTATTACTGACCTAGATGTTACTGGTGCAGCCGAAGCAACACATACTGCTATTGCTGCTGAAATCCAGACAGCTATCCAAGCAGATGCAAATGGTGGAACTCTTGAGTGTGTATATGACGGTTATCGTTATGTAATTAAGAATCCATCAACAGGTGTAACAAGTACAATTACTTTTGTAACTGACAGTGATGCAGCTCAAGATTTAGGTCTTACTTCTGCATACGCTCAAGTGTCTAATGGTCTTGATCCTGAAACTGCTGTAGAATCATTAGCTGCTGCTAATGCTGCTGGTATTGAGTTTGTTGGTCTAGTCACTGATAAATCTTTCCGTGATTATACTTCTGGTGCATTTGACTCAGGTAACTCTGCTGAAGATATTGGCGTATGGGCTGAAGCTGCTAAGAAGATTTTCTGTAACACTACTAACGCTCTATCTACGTTGGTATCAACAACTGGTCATGTTGCAGCAAACCTTAAAGCACGTACACTTAGATTTACGCTTACAACTTTCTCACGAGACATTAACGCTTACCCATCTGCTTCAGG